CAGTTCGCTAGGGCCTGCGCGTCGGCGGCCGTCGCGAGCAGCGTCGCGTAGGTCTTGTCGACGACGCCGTAGCGGGTCTGCGACGTGGCGGACGATGCGACCGCTGTCCCGGCGACGACCGTGCCGGCCGTGTAGGTGACGTTGATGGCGTTGGCGAGCGACTCGGAGCCGTAGTCGATTCCGATCGCGGTGAACGGGATGCCGGACGGGCCGAACGTGACGCCGGACGTGTAGCCCTGAAGGTCCGCGCGATCGCGGAACGTCATCGCCCCGGTCTTGGACACGAAGATCGCGCCCGGCTCGGATACGTCCGCGACCTGCGACAGGTAGGCGAGGGCGTTGACGCTGTCGCCGACGACGTCCGCGTCCAGCGTGGCCTGCCCGACGCTGATCGACCGCTGCGGCAGCGGCCAGCCGATCTCAGTGAGGACGGCATCGACCCGTGCCCCGGTCTTCTCGGCAACGGCAGTGCCAGGAGTCCTGGTCTGCTGAGAAACGATCGCAAGGCCATCGACCGCGGACGGCAGCGCGAGCGAGTCGCCGCTGAGGTCGTAGCTGAAGTTCCAGTCCGCGACGTTGCCCGAGTAGATCCGGTAGCCGTCGCGCTCGATGGTGATTTCCTTGCCCGGCAGGATTGAGCCGTAGTAAGGGCTTGCCGAGTTCAGCGGGTCGAGTGCGCGGTCGGCGTTGCCCAGCACTAGGTTGGCATTGCCTGCCGTGAACCGCTCGAGCTGCGTGGAGCGACCGCGCCGCACCTGCACGGAGCGCACCCGGTCGGTGACGTCGACGAGGACATCGCCCGCGAGCTCGTAGGTGACGTTGTCGAGGACGCCCTTCGTGGCATCGTCGAGCGTGAAGTAGTCGCCGACGCCGTTCGCGTTCAGGTCGAAGGCGATCGCGACCTTCATGCGGCACGCCACGACGCGGAGTTTGATGCCTCGAAGCGCTTGATGTACTCGACGACCTGCTGGCCGATCATGCGCGGATCGCCGACGCCGGCGTTCACGTTGATGGCGTAGGTGTTGCCACCGCCTCCGCCACCGGCCCGGCTCGCAGATCCCGCGAGGACGTCGTTCGGGACGATGGTGCCGGACGCGCCGGGCACGAACAGCTCGGGACCGTTCTCCCCGACGATGTACGGAGTCCCGCCGGTGACAGGGCCGCCGAGTGCCCTGCCCTCAGTGCCCGACGGCTTGCCGCTCGTGTCGTACTCGACCTTCACGGTGATCGTCGTGGCGAGGTTGCTTCGCACCCATTTGCGGAACGCGGCCGCCTCATCGCCGATTGTCTTCTTCGCGCTGGCGATCATGCTGACTGCCGACGAGTCGCCGACCTTCGCCCAGGCATTCGCCATCGGGATCCCGAGGGTGGTCTCGGTCAGGGTCGCGAGCGCTGCGTAGTCGGCATTGAGCTGCGTGATCATCTCCGGATGCGCGGCGAGGAAGTTCGCGAGCTGCGTCTGGAACGTCGTCGGGAGCGCGAGCAGCTTGTTCGCGAACTCCTCGGGCAGCTTGGTGATGATGCCGCCCATCGCGCCGACCGCGGCCGACTGGTTGGCGATGTCGCCGAAGACTGCCGCCATGATCTGCTCGGGCGTCATCGGCTTGCCGTCCGCGCCCGTGGTCGTGAAGTCCAGGCGGCCCATGATCGTGTCGCCGACCGTCTTGGAGTACGCCGCAAGTGCGTCCTGTCCTTGCTTGACGATGCCGACCTGCTTGTCGACGATCCCCTGGAACGCATCGAGCCGGGACTGGTAGCCGTCGGCGAGCGCACCGCCGAGCTCGACGCCCTTGCCCTTCATCGTGACGATTGCGCCGTCGAGGGACGTCGTGATCGAGGCAGCGGCTTCGCTCCACTTGACCTTCGTCACCTCGGCCGCTGCGGCCATCGACCCGCTGGCACTCGTGGCGCTCTTTGCGACCTCGTCGAAGTACGTGGACAGGTTGCCGCCGGTCTGCGAGATGCTGACGCCGTCGAAGGTGCGGGCGTACGCGGTGAGACGGTCGCCAAGCGCGTCGACGGCCTTCTTCCGCTTGCCCGCGTCCATCGCAATCTGGGCCGCCTCTGCGGCGGCCGCGACGCCGTAGTAGCGAGACGACAGGACATCGAGCTTGGCGGCCTGCGCCTCGGCCATGTCGTTCGCGGCCTTGCCTGCCTCGACCACGCCCTCGACGCCTTGGACCATGAGCCCGAGTCCGGGCGTGAGCCTGGCGCTTGCCAGAGCCATGTCCCACAGGCTCATGCCCGCGTCATCGGTTGCCCCGACCGCGTTGTTCGCGGCCTTGATGAAGTCGTTGATCCCCTTGACGCCCAGCCCGAGCCCGGTGATGAAGTCGGAGAGGACATCCGCGGCGCCGTCGATCGCCTGCGTCACGCCACCAGCGCCACCGAAGGCGCCGCTCGCATCGTCAAGCGCATTGAGGAGCGCGTAGCCGATCTTCTCCTTCGCCTCGTTGGCGGCGACGGAGACGCGGTTCAGCTTGCCCTGGTAGGTCTCGGCGGCTGCGGATGCCTGCCCCGCGTAGCGCTCGGACAGGGCCGCGGTGATCTTGTCCATGTCCTTGCTGGCGATGATGTTCGCGTCGATGCCGGACTTGAGCCGGGTGATGGCGGTGAAGTTTCCCGCATATGCCGCGGACAGGGCCGCCGAGACCTCGGCGACGCTCTTGGAGGATCCTCCGGCGACGTCGAGTGCCAATTTAAGTGCCGACTGCGCGGTCGTGACGTCCTTGGTCACCGTAACGATCTGCTGCAGGGCTGGACGGAGGACGTCGTCGGCCGTACCGGACGCCCGAGCGAGGCCGTCGATGAACTGCTCGACGCCCGTGGTGCGGAACCCCTGGCCGACGTTGTCGAGGCTGACCGCGAGGGACTTCATCGCGGCCTCGTCGGCGAGAGCGCCAGAGACGGCGGAGCCGAAGAAGTCGGTTATCGCGGCGACGCTGAAGGTCGCTGCCATGACGCCGCCGAGGGCGGCCGTCGACTTGCCGAGACCGCCCATCGCGCCGCCGGTGACGCCGGCCTGCGTCTTGAGGGAGTTCAGGTCGCGGATAGCGCGGTTGATGTCGCGGTCGTTGTAGTCGCCGTGGATGACGACGTTGATGGGCTTAGCCATTGCGTGCTCCTCCCATCATGAGTCGAGTGCCGCCACTGCGCGGTCGATCGCGTCCTCAATGCCACGGGCCGCCTCGTCGCCCTTCGCGTACAGGGCCGGCGTCAGGGTCCGGGGCCAGACGCTGTCGCCGTTGTTGTTGTTCAGGTTCGTGCCGAACGTGTCCTTCTTGACAGACCCGGCGAGCTCGTAGATTGCGCCCGCCGGGTTCATCTGGGCGACGCCCACCTTGAAGCCGACTATCGCGCCCTTGCGATAGCGCTTCGGAACATCCGCCCTGATGCCGCGCCTCACCTTCGCGGGGTCGAACGACAGGTCCCGGCTTCCGGTCACCATCGTCACCACTCCGCGCTGGCCGCTGCTCCCGGTCATCTCCGCCCACTTGCCCCAGTTCGATATGGGCCGGCCGGTGATGCGGCCTCGGGCATCCTTCGCGACGAGCGTCGCCGCGCGCTTCAGCTCGCGCTCGAGGATCCTGTAGACATCTTTGTCGAACTTCTGCAGGCGGTTCATGAGCTGCGCCGCGCCGTCGATCTCGACCCTCATCGGCTCCTCCTGCTCGCCTTTGCCTGCTCATCGGAGCGGTGCTTGATGTAGCGCAGCATCGTGAAGATCATGCGCGGGGACTCGGCGAGCAGGGCGGAGGGCGCTATGCCCGTTTCGACGGCAAGGCCGGCGATGGCCCAGGTGGTGGCGTCTGCTCCAAAGGGACGGGTTCCGTCGCCTTCGCCTCGATGTCGACGGTCGGCGGGTTCTCCAGCCACGAGTCGAACGCAAGCTGCGTCGCGCCGCCCCGCTTCATCGCCGACCAGGCGAGGAACAGGTACGCGCTCACCATGCCCCGCTGCATCGACTCGATGATGGGCTTGTCGAACTTCGCCTCGTAGGCGACGTAGTCGGGGTGCGCTGCGGTTATCTCGCTGCGCACCCCGGCCTCGTCGGTGATGGTGAACGTCACTGGGTTGAGCATGTGCGTGTCCTCTCGCAGGGTGGTCGGGCTAAGCGGTGGCGCGCGTGACCGTGCCGGATGCCGGCCATGTCACGTCGAACGTCGACAGGTCGCCGACGGACGCGCTGAACATGTGGTTGTTCACGAGGAACGTGCCGGTGTACGTCGGGTTGGACGCCGACACGGTGCCGCTCGTCGGCTTGATCACGACGGTGGCGAGGGTGTTCAGCAGCGGCCACAGGACGCTGTCGATCGCGCCGGAGGCGAAATCGGAATGGAACGACAGCGTGAGGCTGGCCTGCTTCAGGCCGCCCACGCGCGCGCGCCAGTCGGAGCCAAAACTGGTCGTCTCGACGTCGTCGGACTCGATCGACAGCTCGACCTGCGCGAGGCTTGAGGAGTAGTCCACGCCGTTGATGGTCGTGGTCACGGTGGTGGCGACGAACTTAGCCATGGTGGCCCTTTCTTGTTGGTTAGGCGTAGACCTGGACGACGAACTCGGCAGCCAGGTAGGTCGTCCCGCCGATGTCGGCCGGGCCGTAATTGCGCATCGACGTGACGCGCAAGTCTTGGATGGATCCCGCCAGCGTCCGGTCGGACTCGATCGCGGTCTTCACGGACTGCGACCCGGTCGGATCGCAGTAGTCGTCGAGGGTGTTCTGTGCAGTCCGCGCATCCGCCCGGCACGCGAACAGCAGGACGCTGATCTCGTACTCGTCGAGGCCCCGCCGGAACGCCCGGTCGAACGTCACGGAGACCGGCACGACGACGGCCGTGGGAGGCGACAGGGACTCAGGGACCGTCGCGGTCGTGCGCAGCCCGGTGATGCTCGCGAGGTTCGCGGCGATGCCGGAGCGGATCGCGTCGATCGTCGTCACGAGATGCCGCGCATCCGGCGGTACGGATCAAGGAGGACGGCGACGTCTGGGTCGACCGCGCGGGTCACCCGGAATACTCCGATGTCCGAGGCGCCCGCGACACCGAGCGGACTTGATGTCCTGGCGAAGATCCTGCACGCCTGGATTACGGCGGCCTGCGTGACCGACACGGGGACGGAAGGCCAGCCGAACGTCGCCGTCACGCGCACCGTGGCCTCGCCCAAGGCCGCTGGCCACCATGCGTTCTTGATCGCCCGCAGCCGCGTGTAAGGCCATGACAGGCCGTCGGCGATGCCGTTCAGCGGCTCCGCCTGGTAGTCGGTCCCAGCGGTCCACGTGAGGTCGTAGGTGCCGTCCGCGTTGGACGACGACTGGACGAGGGTCGGGATGGACGCGAGGTCGTCGACCTGCACGACGAGGCTCTCGACCGGCGCAAACGTCCGGGTCGTGGTGACGGTTCCGAAGGAGCGGCCGCAGTAGCCGTCAATCAGATCGGAGGCCGCGGAGCCAGCCATTGAGACGAGCGAGTCGTCCACGCTGTCGGTGATGCGGAGCGCCGCCTTGATCTGCGCGGTCGATGCGTACAGCGGCATTCGGGCTCCAATCAGTGAGCAGTTCGCGCATGGCCTGCCGGATCGCGGCATCGTCGGCGTGCTGGCGGGTGAGGCGGTCGATGGTCATGTCGAGTGCCTGGACGAGT